CACGGTGCTCATCCCGATCAAAGAGTACATCAGCCTCACAAGCATAGACTCCAACTTTAACTTCAAAGTTCCAGACTCAAACGTGCTTGAGCCGCTGGAAGTGAAAACATGATTAAAGAAACCTTAGTAGTCGCATCTGCCACGCTTGCAGGCGCAGCCGCATACTTCTCAGGCATACTCTCTCCAATCGTCCCCTACGTCACAAGCGGAATCAGCATAGTCTCGTCTGCGATCACGACGAACCCGGTGACCACGGCCGTAGTGACAGCCGTCGGCAGCGCAGTAACGGGATTGGCGATCAGGTCGGGGGCTTCGAAAGCGCAGGAACAGTTGAAGGCAACTGCCAGCCAAGAGAAAAGCGACATTATCAGTCAGGCCCAAGCCGCGTTGACAGAGCAGAACAGCCAGATAACAACTCTCAAAACCCAAGTTGATTCGCTGACCACGCAGGTTCAGGAAACGGCGCAGCTAAAAACGCAAGTCACAAGTCTCCAAACAGAACTTTCAACAGCCCAGCAGCAGGCGCAGCGGGTCAGAGACGAGTACAACGCTTTGATAAGGATTAAAGCCGTAGCCGAAAGCCTTCCTGTAGCCGTTGAAACGGTGCATTGAAATGAACGACGTTGTTGTCCTCGCGTTTCTGCTCCTAACCGTTTTGGCGCCAGTCTGGAAAGCACGGTTGAAGAGAGACTAATGGAAATAATTTTTAACATCCGCAAAATCCTGTTGTGGTTCGGTCTGTGGGGAGCAGCAAACTTCATTTTGGGCTACGCTTTGAAAGACCACATTTGGGACTTGCTCGTTGCGGTTTGGCACGGACTCGGAGGAGCCTAAACCATGACTAATTGTTCTCAATGTGCCAAGGAACTCACCTTGTACAAGAAGGACGAACGGAAAGGCTGGCTCATCATGCGCTGCAGCACCTGCGGCCTCTCCTTCTATTACACGCGGGGTTGGGGCGACAAGTGGCGACTAATCAAGACGAGCAAGCTGATTTACATGACTGAACACGCAGCAAAATAAAGGAGGTGTATCTGGAACGAATAAAACAGTAAAATACGCAGCGTTAATCCTCATGTTCTTCCTGATAGGCGCAGTCATCGCCAGCGAAGTCCAACAATACCTTATGAGCCAAACAGCAACAGTCACAGGAGTAACCCTCATCTTAGACGGCGTCCTCTACATCAACAACACTCTAGTGGACTGGGGCCCTCTGCAACGCGGCGAAACCTACAACACAACTTTAGACGTGAACAACACTTCAACAGTTCCAGCAACCGTCACACTCACGCTTCCCAACCTACCCACAGGCTGGACTGAAATGTGGAACCTCACAGGCACAACAATCCCAGCGCACACTTACGCAGCGGGCCTGCTAAACCTTACAGTGCCATCAGACACGCCACTGCAAACTTATACTTGGGACATGTGGGTGAACATCAACGTCTAGCCTCCGCAAGCTCAAAAGGGCCCTAATACTCGTAGTATGCGGAGCCATCCTATTCGTAATGGTCAGCCCGTTCCCAGAAGGCACCATAATCCTCACAGTCATCATGGCCTTCCTCGGCTACACCTTCACTGGAAACTGGACAACAACCATACTCATCAGCCTAGCCACATTCATCGGCACGTTGCTGTTAAGCTGGAAGTTCCATCTGCTCCAAAAATTCTGGAAACTGTTCAAGTCTGCATGGGGAGATGAAGAAAAACCCGTAATCAAACCCGAACCACCCGGACAGACCATAGTTAAACCAATACCCATTAAATACGCACAAATCGCTAAACAGAACGAAGAACGCCAAAAGGCCACGCTGGGTTATGGGTTGAAAAGCAGAAACTTTAAACCTAGACCAGCATTCGAGAAAAAACTGTGGGACTTATCCAAGAAAGCACAACAAGAAGAAGAAAACGCGTCTGAACCCATCCCGCACATAATAGAATGGTTAACAACAGCAAAAAAGGAAAAGCAAGTGTCCTAAAAATGACCCTCTCACGACAAACACTCAAGCGACTACCCTACATAAAGCAAGGCATATTCTCAGGACTAAACCGAGACCAAATCGCAGACATCTGCAAGTGTTCACACAAAACGATAGACCGAGACATGCGAGGCTGGATAGAAAGCAACCTGTTCGAAACGTGGATAAAAGAAGAATTCGTAGAAACTTACCCTGACATCAAAAAGGAAGATAAAGGTCTAGCCTTCCAAGAAATCGCCAAACTCGTCGGCAAAATGTTAACCCGCAAAATCGAAAGGAAAGAACAAATAGAATTATCACAGAAAGTTGAAGTAAATGTCACAAGCAACCTGCAACAGTACGAATCACTCATTGCTGAAGAACTTAACCGAACACTTCACGCTAACAGTGCTACAAAACAAGTGGATCCCGCACAAGCCACACCCGAAACAAGCCCAGTTCCTACTGCTTAGATGCAAAGAAGCACTGTACGGCGGCGCAGCAGGCGGAGGCAAAAGCGACGCTCTCTTGATGGCTGCCCTTCAATACGTGGACGTGCCAGGCTACAGCGCAATACTGTTCAGAAGAACATTCAACGATTTAGCCTTGCCAAAAGCTTTGATGGACAGAGCAAACGAGTGGCTAAGCGGTTCAGAAGCCCATTGGAACGGCGAAAATCACACTTGGACTTTTCCTTCAGGCGCAAAGCTGACGTTTGGCTACCTCGAAAACGAGAAGGACAAGTACCGCTATCAATCAGCAGAGTTCCAGTACATAGGCTTCGACGAGCTCACGCAGTTCCTAGAAAGCCAGTACCGATACTTGTTCAGCCGCCTAAGGCGACTGGAACGCAGTCCTATTCCGCTGCGCATGAGAGCAGCCAGCAACCCGGGCAACGTTGGGCACGACTGGGTTAAACAGCGTTTCATGACTGAAGGCCCAACATACGGCAGAATATTCATTCCCGCACGCCTAGAAGATAATCCGAGCCTAGACAAGCGAACATACGTTGAAAGCCTCAGCGAACTCGACTCCATCACGAAAAGGCAGTATCTTGAAGGCGACTGGACCGCAAGGCATGGAGGCACTATCTTCTTGCGTGAATGGTTTAAAATCGTGGCAGAAACACCTGCAGATCTAAAGCTTGTTCGTTATTGGGACATGGCGGCGACTGAGCCGAAGCCGAACACGGATCCCGACTACACGGTAGGCGCGTTAGTTGGCGAACAGAACGGCATATACTACATCCTTGACGTTAAGCGAGTTCGCACGGGCCCTCCACAGGTTGAAGCACTCATCAAACAAACCGCGCAACTCGACCCGCAAGGCACAAGAACCTACATGGAGCAGGAACCAGGAAGCAGCGGCGTCGCCCAAATCGACTATTACGCGAGGCAAGTGCTGCAGGGCTTCAGCTTCTGGGGAATCAAAAGCACAGGGCCAAAAGCGGAGCGTGCCGTGCCAGTTTCGAGCGCGTCAGAAGCAGGCAACGTGAAGCTGAAGCAAGCAAGTTGGAACGGCGCATTTCTAGACGAGTTTGAAGGGTTCCCGCAGGGAGCGCATGATGACATGGTGGATGCGGTGAGCGGCGCATTTCTGCAGTTGCGCAGGCCAAAGCAAAACCCAAGTTTCCTCTTCGGATAAAGTGACTAGAACATGCCGAATCCTAAAGGCTTACGGTACACGAAGGACGGAGGCCTAATCATCCACCCAGCTGCTGCTCTAGACACTACGGAAGGCAGCAGCATAAAAATCCCGCAGGTCGACACGGCCCTAGGCGCAGGCTTCGGCGACACCATCGCTGATGAAGACCGAGCCTTCGCAGCGTCACGCGAGCCCGTAGCCCACTTCTTAACTTACGGCGTAGCCGCCGACGTCACGGACAAATGGTTCCACATAGACGATCCCGACACTGAAGAAGCGGACCCCGCCTTAGACAGAACCGTTCAAGATGCTCTTTCACAGTTGAAATTCAAAACTCGCTTGACTGAAGCGCTGGAGCAGGAACGCATCTACGGCTGGAGCCTAATAGTCGGCGGCTTCGACGACGTGCAAGACATCAACAAGCTAAGCACTCCGCTCAAGCAGGGCAGCCAACTGAAGCAGCTGGCGGTTTATCCGAGCACGAAAGACGGTTACAAAACCAAGCAGGCCGAAGTGGACAGGAAAGACGATGATCCTTCTAGCCCCCGGTTTGGCGAACCAACAGTCTACAGGCTTGACAGAGGTTCAGGCAGCTACCTGTACGTGCATTACACGCGGGTTTGCCGAGTTGCAACGCGAAGCGACGAGTCAAGCGTGCTGGACCCGGTTTGGGACGACTTGAACTGCGGACGCAACATAAGGTGGGGCGCGGCGCAGTGGATGTACCGCAACGGCGGAGGCTTTCCAGTCATCGAGTTTCCAGCGGGCACAACCGTGGACAAGCTTGAAGAGTGGTCGGCAAGCGGAGCATTCGCAGACTTGATGGCTCGAACCTACATTTGCATAGCTCAGAACAGCCCAACAGAGAATAACGGCATGAAATTCCATTTTGAAGGCGCGCAGGGCAGGGCCCTTGACCCTACCTCGTTCTTCAAGACGAATATTGAGCAGGTAAGCGTGGCCACTGGGATTCCTCAGCCCAAACTGGTTGGGGCCCAAGCGGGCGCGGTGACTGGCAGCGAAGTCAACATGCAAGACTACTACAAAGTAATCAGCAGGATTCAGTCGGGCCTTGAGGATGTGGTGCGTTGGGTTGTTGACAAACTTGCTGATTCGGGCCAGTTGGGGCTGATTAAAACTGGTAGCGACAAGGATGGCAGGATTAAGCAGCTTTTCAGCAGGGTTTTCGGCGATTACCGTCACAGGACAGCGAGGACCTACACGATAGAGTGGAACAGCGCGTTTGAACTGAGCAGTCTGGACGAGGCGAGGGTTGAACAGTTACATGCGCAGGCAAACCAAGCCAAACTGGACTACATGCAAATCGACGAGGTGCGGGCTGAAGAAAACCTTGATCCACTGCCAAACGGCGAAGGCGCAGGCCTCAAAAAGGCTAACCTGAACCTGTTCGGCCAAGGACAGAAGGGCAATCCTGATTTGACTACTAACGATAAATTTTTAGTGGTTGACTTGAACAGGAAAGGAAAGGGAAAAGATAATGACACTGGAAGAGAAAATAAAATATCATAGACAGCGAATAGCTTTTCACGCTCGTGAAATTCATACACTCCACTTATCATTAAATCCAAAAGAACCAATAAAACCCAATTTTTGTAAAGACTGTGGAAAACCAATCGCAAATAAACCAATCTGTAATAGTAGTCTTGAAGCGAAAGTACCTGTTCGCTGTGGAACCTGTAACTTGGCATACCAGAAAGTTGCATACAAAGGTATTCCTATTTCAGAGAGAAAATCAGTTTATGAGAATATCTGATAAGATGTTGAGGGCAGTGCAAGCAGTAGAAACGTTCAGGGATAGCAGAACCCGCATCTTCATGGAGACGCCCCTAACATTCTTCAGCGTTCTTGACGAGTGGCTCTACATCGAAATCAGCGACACTCGACTATGCGAGACTTGCAGGGCAAACGCGTTGATGGAGAACGGCGTTTACAACGGAAACCGTCTTAGACTGTTCTTTCCGTATCTTGAGATTTTGGATGAGGACACGATTGCGGTTAATGAGCATCCTAACTGCCGCTGCGTTTTGGTGCGGATCGCCAAAGCTGAGGAGCTGTTCAAAAAAATAGTGTTTGAAGAGTGACGTGAAAAATGAGTGAAGAAAAAGCTGAAATGGAAGAGGAAGAAGAGAGGCGTAGAAAACTACTATTACGTTCGAAAGGCTACTACGGTAGTTATGTAGTTGTGGCTGGAGGCGGCTTCAGCGGTTTTCCCTATGTTTTCACGTTTGTTTTAGGTTAAAGGTGATATAGTATGGTTGAATTTGACGGAACAAAAACTACTGGAAGCCAATTGACGGCTGCTGAATACAACGCTATAGTTGACCATGCATTCGAGAAGCCGTACAGCTTTCTAGTTCGCATAAACGGAATTTATTATGAGGCGATTCATGGCGGTGGAGCAAACCAAGCGGGCAAGATAGCTTATGGAGGATCTGGAAATGTTGGTGGAGTAGATGGAACAGACGCTAGTGCGGTGATTCAAGCGGCAATAAACGCTGGCGGAAGAACATTCATAAAAGATGCAACATATGATTTGACTGCATCTCTTAACCCGCCAGACTTTGCGGAAGTGCACGGCGAAAGCTTGCACACTATTTTGCGTCCCGCTAATGACACGGTGACGCCACTAATTGATATTAACTTGCAGGAAGGCACTAACAATCGGCAAGAGAAAATAACAATAGATAACCTCCAAATTGAAATGCGAGACTTTGCAGCTTCCGAAGCAATACATATTCACAACTTGAAGGGCAGCTGGTTTACTAGGCTATACATTAAAGGCACTAAAGGAAACGTGTTTACTTTTGACAGCACCAGCATAGGAAATAGCTTTTGGAACCATATCAGAGACATAAAGCTGGACAGCAACGCACCCGTTAATACTGACCCTACAACGTGTTCCGCAATTATACATTGCCGTAAAAACGTACTTGACAGTTGGATTGACGGAATCACTGGAACAGCCAACAACTACATTGGCTTTCGCGCTTATGGTGCTTCAATGATACAAATAAAGAATTATTGGACTACTGGCAATCTACATGTTGCTTTCCTTAAGCCCAACCAGGAAGGCGGCGGCTACGGAGTGAACCACCTAACCTTCCGTGATTGTGTAAGTGACTACTCCAAACGCCATCCATTCTATCTTGACAGAAATCTAGGCACGCTGACAGACATTACTTTTGAGGACACTACTTTTATGCAACCATTGGACGCTGCAAATACGTACAGCCTTTTTTATATTGACGTTGCTAATGCGACTACCGTGGACCGTTGCAAAGTCATCAACAGCAAAACAGGCAACGCTCCTGGGCACAAATACTTCATTGAACGTGTCGGTCTCGGCGCTACTCTCAACTGTCAATGGCGCAACAACATTGTTCTTCATGGCGCCACGGGCGACACGGTTGGACTCGTTGCGGGTGACCAAATCGAAAACGTGTACTACTAAGGCTGATGTGAAGGGTTTGAGGCGAAAAAATGTTTGAAACTGGAAAGCCAATCGGACACACAAGCGAAGAACCAGCGGAACATACAACTTATCATGGGAAGCAGAGTATAAACCGTAAAGGTGAAACATGAAATGCCGTGTTCAGAAAAACTGAAAGAATGTGTAGACAAACTACTTGCAGAAGGAAAAAGTGAAGAGTCAGCGTGGGCAATCTGCAGAGCAACAATAGGAGATGAAGATGCCATACGCAAAGTAGGCTTCGACAAAGCCGTGCTGGACGACAAAATCTTGCTTGACGACAAAGACTTCCTAGTGATGCCCGCAGTCATAGCCAGCGAAATCGTCCACGAATACCCAGAAGGCATGGCGTACAAGCCCGGGGACGAACTTGAAAAGGCAGCGTGGACGGCTGAAGGCAGATGGGTCAAAATCCTATCGCATCCAGACAGCGCGTTGCTGCAGAGGGCCAGCGACATCTACGGCAGAATAGAAAACGTCAAATTCGCGAAAGACCTGCTTGAGCCAAAGACTAAACGTCCAATGCGAAGGGGCATAAGAGCAGACATTAAATGGTTCAAAAACCGAGTGCCAGAAGACGTCATAACAAAGATTCGGGAAGGCACGTTGCGAGACGTATCTATAGGCTTCACGTACGAGGAAGACCGCACGCCCGGCGAATGGAACAGCCAGAAATACGATTACGTGCAGCGCAACATCTTCATTGACCACGTTGCCGCTCCGATTGAGGCGGGACGTTGCCCGGGGCCCGTGTGCGGAATCGCCGTTGACAGTGTAGTGCAGAGCGACTTAGAATGTCCAGTGTGTTTGAGCATGAGGCAAGTGGGCTACTCGGTTGCTGGCGCGCGCTTGTACAAGCGTTATGGTCCTGACGTGTTGGAAGTGATTGAAGGGCATCCACTACAGCAGATTCCAACCGTTAAAAATGACGATGAAGACTTAATCACAAAAAACGAGCGCCTCTGCAAAGAACTGAACGAAAGGTTACAAACGTAACAGATACTCCACAAAATGATGTGGTACAGAACGTGAGTTCTGTCTAATCTAAATTCTTCTCGTACAAGGCGAGACTAAAAAAGCTGATGGAAACAAGGAGTGAAACAAAATGTCAACAAACAACGAAAAAGCAAAACTCGAAACGCCAAAAGAAGACACGGCAAAACCTGACGTTGCAAAGGACCGTGACTACGCACAAGTTGTTCAGGAAAACGAGAAGCTCAAAGTCAGAATTGACCGTTTAGAAGCGCAGCTCCGCCAAGACAACACGCTGTTGCAGCGGGTCAACGACGTGAAGAAGGCTGAAGACGAAGCAGACAAAGAACGATTAATCATCGACATCATGAACAACAGCCAGTACACCAAGGACGTGTTAACCCCAAAAACCATTGAGGATTTGAAGACGATTGCAGACGCTTTGGAACACACTGAAAAACACTTTGCAAGCGTAACGGCAGACGCTGAATACACGCGTAAACTTCGAGAGCCTAAACTCACCGTGGGCGAATGGGACAGCGACAAGAAGCAGTGGAAGGGAGGACGATAGTAAATGACGACTCAAAGAAGCATGATCCACCCATCCAACAAGATAGTGCTTGACAGCCAAAACTGCCACATCCAAACGATGAAGATAGAAACCGCCACAACCATGTATGCTGGGCGCCTAGTCAAGAAAGGCACGGGCGACGACGACGCAGTGGTCGTTGCAGCCGCAACCGACCCAATCATAGGCTGGCTAGGATACGAACAAACCACCAAAAAGCACAGGCCAGCAACAGTCGACACGATTTACGCAGCCGACGCTCAAGTCGCAGTCCTAAGCGGGCCAGGCATGGTCATCTTGGGCACGTTAGCCTCAGCAGGAGTCACATGCGTTAAAGGCACTCGACTCAAAGCCGCTCCAGCCGGCACACTTTCAGGCGGAACAGACGGCACAGACCACATAGTAGCAATCGCTGAAGAAACAGCCACCAACGGCGCAGACGTTCTTGTGAGGAGTTTGATTTAACAATGAACACCTTAAGATACGTAGGCAAAGACGAACCACTCACAACCGAGCAGGGCCAGTACATCATGGACCGCGTCGTCTACGCGGCACGCAGAGAACTCGTAGGCAGAAAACTGATGCCCATCCGCAAAATCGACGCTGGCGCCCAAGTGTTCGGCTACGACGTCCTAACTGAATCGGCAGACGCAGCCACAGACTTGGGCTGGCCCGGAAGAGAAACGCTTGACATCGTCAACTTGGCAAGAACAACCGTTGCAATTCCAACCGTGCACAAAGAGTTCGAAATCAACAAGCTTGACCTAGCGGCCAGCCGCATGAACGGGACGCCGTTGAACACTACGACGGCTGAAAGCGCAGGCTACAAAGTCGGCTTGGAAGAGGACACGCTGCTGATTCTTGGC